AACGGTCCAGATGTACTAGCGATCAACGCTTATCTAACTTCTGGTAGCGCAATTAATGCAACGATTAACATTCGTTGGTCCGAAGCACAGGCATAAGGAGTACCCATGGCAGAACCCTCAAGTAGACAAGAACTCAAAGATTATTGTTTAAGGCGTCTCGGTCATCCAGTTCTTGAAATTAACGTAGATGATGATCAACTAGATGACCTGATTGATGATGCTTTCCAATACTATAGAGAGCGTCATTTCGATGGCGTTGAGCATATGTATCTCAAGCATGAGATTACAGCAGACGATGTAACTCGTTTTGATAGTGCGGATGAAACATCATCAACAGCAGCTCCTGATGCTTCCACATGGTTGGCTAGAAAAAACTTTATCGAAGTTCCAGAGCATATCGTTGGTATCTCCAAAGTGATGGGTATCTCATCTAACTTTGCGAGAAACAATCTCTTTGGTATGAATAACCAATACTTCCTGATGGACATCTTTTCGTTCTCGTCAGGATTTGCTTTTGGTAATTTTGATATGTCAAATTACTATATGCTCAAGACATATTTTGAAACTCTTGATATGATTGTGCAGACTGGATCATTAGTTCAGTTTAGATTTAATCAAAGAGCAGACAGACTATATCTTGATATTGACAAGACAAGAATTGTTGAAGGACATTATTTGTTGATTGATTGTTATCGCTATCTAAATCCAGATGATTTTAATCAGGTCTATAACGATAGTTTTGTTAAGCCGTATCTTACGTCTTTGATTAAGAGACAGTGGGGTCAGAACCTAATCAAGTTTAACAACGTACAACTACCGGGTGGTGTATCACTCAATGGTAGACAGCTGTTTGAGGATGCACAAAAAGAAATTGATGCTCTCATGGAGAAGAGTTCTTCTTACTATGAACTTCCCCCAATGGATATGATCGGATGAAGAGTATCTATTTTCCTCAACACGGTGGTGTTAACAGCGAACAATCACTTATCCAAAGTTTAGTGGATGAGCAGATCAAACTGTTTGGTAGTGATGTCTACTATCTTCCTCGGAAGATGATCAAAGATGTAGCACTGAATGATGTATTGTATTCCGAGTTTACTACTCAATACATGATTGAGATGCTATTGATTAATGTTGAGGGATTTGGATCACCATCTGAATTCATTAGTAAATTTGGTCTACGTATCACCGATGAGATCACGATGGTGGTGTCGCAGAACAGATGGAGTCAGGTATTTCAAGAGTTTGCTGATATTACAACTGTGGATGGTAGACCTAATGAGGGTGACCTTATCTATCTACCATTAACTAATGATCTATATGAGATTAAGTTTGTAGAAAGAGAAGCACCGTTCTACCAGTTAGGTAAGAACTACATTTATACAATGACTGCAGAAATTTACGAACTTGGTAATGATGAGTTCGAGACAGGCATTGAAGAGATTGATGTCATTGAAGAGATCTTTGCTCCTTCAATTACTCTTGCTATGGATACCACTGCAACAACTCATTATTCATTAGGAGAGATTGTAACTGGTGGAACCACAGGAACTACTGCAGAAGTATCATTCTGGGATAGAGATACTCACGAACTCAAACTTATCAATAGAACTGGCAACTTTACTCCAGGAGAAACTATTACTGGTGGCACTAGCGGAACAGTACAGACTAGTGTAACTGTAGATAATCTGTCTCTAGAAAATGTTGCTTATGCTGATAATAAATATATTGAAACAACAGCTGATGATCTTCTCGACTTTACCGAGAGGAACCCATTCGGTGAATATGGAAACGTTACTGGTGAATTCTGATGTTAGGTCCACATTTTTATAACGAAGCGATTAGGAAAACAGTAATCAGTTTCGGCACATTATTTAATAATATTGAAATCAGAAAAAAAGATCCTTCAACTGGTGATGTGATCGAAGCAGAGAAAGTTCCTCTTGCTTATGGTCCTAAAGCAAAGTTTTTGACTCGTCTAGAACAGAATGCTGATGTTACTAACAAAGTAGCAATCACTTTACCAAGACTATACTTTGAAATGTCTGGTCTTAATTATGACAGTTCAAGGAAAACTGCACCCACACAAAAGTATCGTACAGTAATCAATGATGACGGTACTGAAGTAAAAGTACAATACGTTCCAGTTCCATACAATATGGAATTTGAACTTGGTATTATTGCCAAGTCTCAAGACGATGGTCTGCAAATTCTTGAGCAAATCCTTCCATACTTTCAACCTAACTTTAATGTTACGGTTAATATGATTGCCGATATGAATGAGAAGAAAGATATTTCTATTATTCTTAATGGCATCAGTCATGAAGATGATTGGGATGGTGACTTTTTAGAAAGAAGAAGTATTGTATGGACTCTTAACTTTACCGCTAGATCTTACATCTACGGTCCTTACAGTAAGAGTGGTCTTATCAAGAAAGCAACTGTATACGAAACCATTGGCGATCCCGATGTTGGGAAGAGAGAAATTGCTCTTACATATACACCCAAAGCTTTGGAAGATAAAAATGCTGATGGTGTTATAAACGCTGCTGATGATGCACTTGTCGTCAGTACAGATGACTTTGGATTTAACGAGGGGATTGAATTATTATGAGTACCTTTGAAAATAATATGGAAGATGTATTTGATATTGAAGTTGAAAACAAAGATACTAAAATCGAAGCATCGAAACCAGTTCCAAAAAAAGAAGAGAAAGATCATCAGGATAAAGACTACGAATATTCTAGAGCACAGTTATACAACCTCATAGACAAGGGTCAGGAGGCGTTCAACGGGGCGTTAGAGGTTGCACAGGAGTCAGGGCACCCAAGAGCGTATGAAGTCGCTGTGAACGCCATGAAGCAGGTAGCAGACACTACTGATAAACTTCTGGATCTACAGAAGAAGATGAAGGATCTTGATGCTCCTACAAAAAATTCTGTAAGTACCAAGACTACTAATAACTTATTTGTTGGCAGTACTGCAGACTTACAAAAAATGCTAAAGCAAATAAATAAAGGCGAAACCGAAGGAGACTAAATATGAAGTCTTTTAAAGAATTAAGGAATGACATCTCCGAAGGAGCAGCCTGGACAAAAAAATCAGGAAAGAAAAAATCTGGCGGACTTAACGAAAAAGGAAGGAAGTCTTACGAAAGAGAAAATCCAGGATCTGACCTTAAAGCACCAAGCAAGAAGGCTGGAAATCCCAGGAGGGCATCCTTCTGCGCTAGAATGAAGGGGATGAAAGCAAAACTTACTAGCAAGAAAACGTCACGAGATCCTGACAGCAGGATTAATAAATCATTACGTGCTTGGAACTGTTAACATAACTAGATATAATACTATTTTAATGCCATGGGTATGAGATTTAACGCAGCAGATATGTCCCGTTTAATCAAAGCATGTGAGACTTATCAGGAAAAAACTGGTTCGGAATATATGTGGGATGAATATTCTGGATTGATTAAAAAATTAAACAATTACAAGCAAGAATATTTGCTTGGAAATGAGGAAATCGAAACAAATAAAATATAAGAATATCGTAAATATACCTACATATTACACCCAGTAATATTGTATGACAAGTACCGAATCGAGTAATAAACTAAAATACAATTTTGCTATGTCATCGTTCGCAAGAATGTATGGTGTTAGAGGTATCCATTCCAATAACTCTATACATCGTTTTTGTGTTCTATGGTCAGAGTCGGATTTAATTCCACCTTTAGGTAATCTCACTACAGTAGATTTTTACTTTAAAGATTTGATAGAGAAAAGTCAGTGAGGATTTATGCATCAGCATTTTTTATAATAACCCCGATAGTATTAAGTATCCTTTGGGGAGTTAACAACGCTTATATGTGAGTAGATACGCAACCATAAATATAGTTGAAACATTGGGAACCTTTGGTAAAAAGACACAAATGAATCCTTTAGTTTTAATCGGTTGCTTCACACCACTGGTTATGATTTTTATAGTAATGAAACTTGCTGTGTGGGTATCTGCTGTTAATTCAGAAAACTCTTATGTCGGAAAAGAACCCTTCAGAAAAAGAGGACCCTTCGTGGCAGATGCATATGCGGACGTTGATGAAGAGGAAGAGGAATTTACAGATCGCACAGACTATCGATGAAGCGATTAACGAATACTATTCGCTTCAAGGTAAGCCTGTTCCAAATTGGAGGTATATAAAAGATGCGGATTGGTGGATAGAATATCTTAAAAATTTAGGCATAGATCCCCGCAATCCATGAAAAAGGAACCCGACTATACAGTAGATTTAACTATAGAAGATATACGTCTCTTACATCATTCTGTACAGGAGACTATTAAATACTGGCCAGGGGCACCCGCAAGACCTGTTGAAGAACAAGAACACTTATGGTTTATAAGAGATTCTTTATACAGAATTATGTTAGATTATCGATTTAATGAATTATGAAATTTGAATTAGATATAGATGACTACGCAATCATCCTCAATGCATTACACTACTATAAGAAAGTTGAGAAGCGAGGAAACTTCAAGCAGTATAATGAAGAGCGTGTCAATAAGTTGCGAGACAAAATGGCATACCAATTAATACCTTCCAGAGATAGTGGTAATAGATTATGATGAGTGGAATATTTGTATTTGGATTTGTGATACTACTCACTGTGGGAATGGAACTTACTTGGTCTGTTAAGAAATGAATTTATTATTACGACCTCTTGACTACCCAAGTAATCCTGTATGGTCAGTAATTATTCTGACATTCCTTGCTGCAGCATTAGCGTTTGGGTATATTGTATACATAATAAAACTAGCATTTGAGGAACTAGAAGA